GGAATGACTACTGAACTGATTGCGTACCAAAACTTCTTTGACTTTAACATCTGTCCGATAAGATACTTTTGAAAAAACTTTTTCATATTATTTATTTTTAATTATTAAGTTAATATTTTCTCCGCCTAAATTAAGTATTTCTTTTATTAATAAGTCCATAGCTAAGACAGAGTTATTAACAACGTCCTGTTGGCTACCTAGTCCTACTAGAATACAGCCTTGGGTTTGCGATGGAAAATTTCCGCGATGCACGAGAATAAAATCTCTATTAGGAACTTCTTGTACTAATAGGTGTAAATAATCTCTTGTAGCTGATTCTCTAGGAAGTCTAAGTCTTACAGGATAAATTCCTTCAGGAATGCAACTTATAGTCCTTTGATTGTCTTGCCAAGGGTTTTCTAATGTATCACAAATTCTTTCTCCATTTAAAAAGAGTTCACCAATAGTAGACTCCTTACTAAATGTATCTCTAATCAATAAGAGGTTTATCATTTTTTTTTATCAAACTTGATAAACTTATAGACGGTAAAGGCTATGGCTAGAGTCAAAGAAACTAGAGTTAGAACTTGATTAGCCTGACCTAGACTTAATCCTATTGCTGTGCTATTTGCTATTCCTACTTGAAGGCTGTCTTGCATTTGTTTTATTATTAGGCTTTTTATCCAAGTAGGACTTAAGCTTTGTTATATTAATTTGTTTTGGCTTGTAGTGTTTCTTCATTAATCTGAAGCGTTTAGAAAGTTTCTTAAAGTAAGTCTTGTTCCTTGTTCTGGTCTTTCAAGATTCATATTATTGTAATAATTTTCTCTAGAAGGATTTACATCTGCACCTGTGTTTGTATTGTATTCAGGAAAGCTTGCTGTATTATTTCGGATGTAGTCTATTAGTCTTTCACGATAGTAACTCCCTGTATTTAAAATTTCTTCCCTAAAACTTTGAGCTTCTTCTGTAGTTAATGCTGTACCCGTTTCAGAGGTTTTGGAAAAAATATTCCCGTTCTCAACCTTATGTCTAAGATAATTAAAAGCGTGATACAGACTATACGAAGGAAGCATATCCCCTATGTAGTCATCTAGTAAAGTTTTGTAAGCTTCATTACCTACATTTCCAACTGTTCCTGCAACTATTAAGTCTTTCAATTTGTTGTTAAGGTCAGTCCCTAGAGCTGTTTCAACATAGATTTTCTGTGCTTCACGTACAAACGGGAGTAATATGTCCACATCCACATTAAGATTGATTGCTGTAGAGTCCTTTAATTTAGCCTCTGATATAAATAGTACATAGCTCATAGTTATCTTGCGTTTACGTATCCGTTATTTTTCATTTTTCTTGGTGGTGTTGCTACTAGCTTGTCGTTCTTCTTAGCTGTAAAACCTTCTGACTTAGCTTTTGTGTAGCCAATCATATCAGCATCTTCTATTTTAGTAGTCTTAGATTCTCCTATTACAGTTTTAAAGATTCTTCTACTCCAAAAGTGAAAGCATTGAGGTCCTCCTTTGTATAGCCATATAGAGTAAGTATTAGCTCCACCTTTTCCAAAGCCAGGATTAACTTCTTTTTTCCCCATATTAATTATATCTTCCTTTCGGTAGAGCTTATTTTGACCTGTCATTTGTCTGCAAAATTCTCTTTTAGTTCCTGACTTATTAGTTAAGAAATTATCTTGAGAATAAACATATCTAACTCTAAAGTAATCATAAGACTTTTTAGATATACCATCTTGTTCAGACTTACGACTTGGAATAGCCCTTCCTGTTGATGCTAGTTCTATCTTTTCCCCTGCCAGTTCGTTTAATACTTCTTCATAGTTAAAGTCTTGATGCTCTCCATCTACTACTTCTTCTTCTACTAATTCCCAATCATCAGACATATCCTCTCCAAATTCCTCAATGAACTTTGAAAGCTCTGTAGCTTCTTGATGTCCTTCACAAGCCATATAAACCTTTTTCCCTTCATATTCGTGTTCGTGATACCCTTCACACCCTAAAGTCTTTGCACTTGCTAAGGCTTCTTCTATGGTATCAAATACAGGCTTTCCGTCTATCATACCAACTTTAGCAAATTCTTCTTTAAAGTCTTCTGCTACATCTTGTCCTTCTAAAGGTGCTAATCCTATTTCAGCACGTATTTCATCTTGAGTCATTACATCTCTAATCGTTTCAGAATCAAATTGAATTGTAATTGGTTTAAGTTGTACAAACTGAACAGGCATATCCATATTGTTTACTTGGAATATCTTGTGTAAAGTTTTTAGTATCTGCCCTTGAAATGGCATTACTACAGTATTGAGGTAAAAATTAGAAGCGTTCAGTAGCTCGTCTGCATTGCTTGAGAACCCATTAGCACTATCCAAGCCCATAAGTGTCTTAGAAGTCACCCTATGCCCTGAGAGGATGTTGCTAGTAAGTAGTTCTTGAAGTGCTAAATACTGCTTATCTAAATCTGAAGGACTTATTGAAGTTATTTCAGGTACTCTTGTTTTATCGTCTGAGAACGTCAAAACAAACTTCCCTGCATTTTTTTCTGATGTAAATTTATCTTCTAAGCTTCTTTCTATCTGTCTTCTCTCATCAGCGGTCGGAATTCCATTTGCGAAACTAATCATAAACGAACCTGTAAAGCCATTAGAGATGTTATTCAAATGAAACTCTGAAACTTTAGAATCAATTAACGCCCAATTATTACAAGAGATATAATCAGCAGTATAATAAGAGTTCATATTAGGACTGTAAAGACCTGTGTAAAGAATTTGATTAGGAGAAGTTCTATCGTTTACATTAAATGCAGGAACTCTATAAGGCTTGTTCGTTCTTGTATTTGCCCAATCTCCTGATACATAGTAACCTCTAGTTTTTCCAAACTCGTCAGGACGTTCACATCTAATCTTCTCTACTGGTATGTGATAAATCTCAGCTATCTGTGTTCTGTCTTTTGACCATACAATGTTAAGAGCAAACGCTCCTTGTAGCTTAAAGTCAAATGCTACCTTTTTTATAACCTCGTGTAGTGTTTCATTTGAATTAGCGTTATTCATAAAGTTCTGTAACTTTACTCTTGCTTCTTCATCTCTATCTTCTTCGTCTGTAATGACAATATCCTCAGCACTGATTTGCTCTGCTGTAGCGTTCACAATCGCAGCCGTTATAGAACTTGAATAGTAAAGGTCAATTAAGAACTGTGGGTAGAGGTTTCTCCATTCGCCATTAGCGTCGCCGTACTCAATCCAATCCTTTCCTCTGACTTCTTGTACTAGAGGAGCTGTTGAAGTGCTTAAATCTACTGAAATTATTTTATCCATTTTATTCTTCTTTTTTAGTCCACTCAGGAGTATTCATTATCGCTAATATCTCTGAATGAGTATATTGTTGCAAACCTACTAAAAATGCAGGAGTATTACCTGTGAATTTTAATACAGTTTTTTTTCCATCTACTGAAAGTCTTAATGTAGCTTCACTTGTTTGATATACTTGAGTAAAATCAACTTGAGAAATATTAGCCATATCGTATATTACGTAAATCATTTTATTTATTTTTAAGGAACATCTGTTACAATATCAGATGAATCCATATTAGTCATTGTTCCATCATTACTATTTGAACTGTCATCCGTTATAGTAGGGTAAACTGAAGTCCCTGCTGTATCTCCATTTCTCCACCAACCAGTTAAGTAGGGTATTGAACTTAAATCAGCAGGAGAGCCACTATTGTAAATTGATAAAGCAGTTGAATCAGTTATAGCATCATCAAATAAAGCAACCTCATCTAAATGTATTTCTCCGTAACTACTGGGTAATTGTTTTGCAAATACAAGTGGATTTACAGTATTAGATACAGTTGTAAAAGTACCTGCTGTACTCCAAGTGGCATTTGCGTTTGCCGAACTGTATTTAACTCCGTCTAAATGAGCAACTAAGTCTGCACTTGTTACTCCTAAATTCCAAGAAAAAGAAAGGTGATGCCAAGTATTAATACTAAGTGCGGTATCTATTCTAAAGATAATAGTATTAGAACTAGAGTCTGCAGAATATAATGTAAGTTTCATCCTTCCTGCAAAGTCAGTTTTAATATCATATTCATAATGATAACTTCCTAGTGAAAAAATATCGCTTTTATTAATTATTCTTTCTGCACTATTAGCAATTTTAGTCCAAAAACTTATAGAGAATCCCCGTCCTGCTCCTGAGTTATTAGGAGTAAATACATCTGCGTCACCCAAATCAACATAGTCATCAACACCATCAAAAGATAAGGAGTAAAGGTTCGCAAATGCTGACGCACCACTTGGAGCATTAGAACCCCCTAACATTTGCCCTAGTTTTAAAATCTTCATTAGATTACTTGGTCGTAATAACAAATAGCTAATCCACTTGTTA